CAAACTCCTTAGAGATAAGGGTGTAATGCTCCTGAGTGACTTTTGACTCTGCTACAAGCCTCTTGAGATAGACATAGTCATTCCCCCACCGTTTTGACTTAAACTCAGCCAGAAGCCATGCTGCAACAAAAAGCAACATAAAAATAAAGATGATAATAAATAATGCTCTCATTAGTTTAGTTGTTTAACTCTGTTTTCAATAAAATCGTACATAGCTTTAAATCGCTTATCAGTGTCGATCATATTTTGGATAGTCTTACAAGCATGGATGACCGTAGCATGATCCTTGCCAAGTATCTTACCAATGGATTCATAAGTGCGCTTTGTGTGGTTGACCATCATTACCATGAATAACTGCCGGGCCTGTACGTATTGCAGTCCACGATACTTAGTCTCGCAGAACGGATCGATGCCGAGCATTGACCTTATCTCGTGTGCCACTAATAAGCAGAAATTATCGTTGCGGTATTTCTTGCATCTCAGCGACCTTACGTTCCAGTCGTTACGAGGCTTGAAAATGTTTGAATATACCATAGTTTAATGTTTTAACCCCATTGTTCTGCCATTGCTTTGGCTATTCCTGGAAATGTTTTACTTCTTAATTTTGCACGTTCTTTATGATTCATGGATATTTTATAATCCCATGTTGAAAATTTTGCACCAGTTTTTAAGGTTGTAATTTGTGGTTGAACAATCTGAGTTGGAAATAATAAAGGTAAATTCTTTAACCATAAACAGGTAGTCTTTTTTACATTATCCCCAAACTGCCACGGTTGAATAATCTGATCAGGCTTTCTATAAATTGTACTCATTATTCCGACAGGGTTTTCTGTTGCCGTCATAGGGATGTTTGTATTTTGTAATGCCATAAAGAAATCAATTCCCTGTTGTTGTCTGCCATCCTTACGCTTTTGCTCAAACCAGGCAGCACCACTAACTGCAAGATGTGTGCATGGAGGGAAAAATATACCCATATCCCATCCATTAATGATATGCAAAACATTATCCTGGGTTAGAAATTCAGTGCATTTAATTATCTTTAATAAATCATATTGAATATGCCACTCAGGATGACCACCACTGCAAGGTAACTCATCACATGAATAAGCCTCATGTCCTCTTTTACGGAACTCAATACAAACAGCCTGGCTCTCCTCACAAGCAATTAATGCTATCATTTCACAAGCGAATAACGTGCCACGTGCTTCTTCTTCCCTTCAGATAGTATCTCCACTATCTTCGTTTCAATAGCCAATCCTTCACTTTTAAGGTTGTGTATCCTTGCTCCAAGCCTGAAACAACTATATTGATAAAGTGCTTCCAGGGCTGTCAGGCTCCTTCCGCTTTCAAGATGCTTGCGGATTCGTTTGTTTTGTGATTCAGTTTCCATTTGGTTCATTTTAATTTATACATATCCTTGCCATTATCTTTAATATGTTCATATCTCTCCCATATATCCGTCTCACCAGCATTGAATCGTCTTACAAGTTCTTTATAAGTAATATTTTCAGGTGATGCTTTTATAATACTATTATCCCTTCCTGCCCATGTAGCGAGTCTTTTGCCGATCTCAAATGTTTGTTGAAGCTCGTACTTCATTTTAGTATTTGACTTGTTTAATTCAGTCCAGTAATTGTAGAAAGCCCTTAACATTTCTTTAGGGTACTTTTCTAAGTATGGTTTGCAATCTTCGTAAAACTTTAACTTATTCTCTTTAATCCTTTGTTCAATTTTTGTCCGGTCAATTATTACCTCCGGCTTTTTCTTTGTCTTCTTTACTGATTCGAGTTTCCTATTATAATAGAGTCCGTTTTCCTCTGTGAACTTGCTTTTAAGTTTAGGCCAACAATCATCAAAATCACCATTTAATATATTCTTTATTTCTTCCAAACTCATGTGTCCTTTTTCAGCTTGCATACAAAGTAAATCCATGTAAGCACCTTTCTCTTTTCTACTCAAGAAAGCTGTTCCGGCAATCCACTTTTCATATTCAAACTCAAAAGACTTTTTCATCAGAATAAAGATTGTTGCTGATATTCATAGTTTGTTTCCATGTTTGACCAAATGGCTTCTGTTGTTTTGAATGCACATCCTTTCATATCAATCATTGGTAGGAATGGCATCCATTTAGCCTTTGTATTTTCACAAACAATAACTTGACCATTACGTGATTTACACCATCCAGCAAGTGTTTCAAAATTAATATTTTTATTACCTTCTTTATAATCACCTCCCCCAAATTGATAAGGAGGATCAATAAACCATGTCTGTTCTTCGTTAGGTAAATTACAATAGTCCCCTAAATAAATATTCCAATGTCTTATTTTATAAAGTTGTTTTGATATTTCTTTTAATGGTTTGGTTGTATCCCTAATAAACGGGGAAACTGTCCTTCTCATACCTGAAGATGATTGAACAATAAATCCCATAAACTTACGTTCAATATCAGATAGATTATAGTTATCAATGCTGTCTCCTGTTTTCATTTTCGGCAATCCAAGTATGTCTGATTCAGTAGCATTTTTTAAATAATTCCAAACGTCAACAATAACATCATATTTATCAATCAATGTAATATCCCTATCAAAATATTTTATACTATATCTTGCCGATCCTGCGAATGGTTCAATTATCTTTCCGTATTTTGGAGGAGGATAATAATCTACTATTTTTGATTTTGACCCGTAGTAACTAAACATTTTATTTCAATTTATTACATAGTAAACCTTTTAACCCGTGAAGACTATTCTCAACCCTTTAAAAGAATCTTAATCAATTCTTATGGTTGGCCGTCAAAAACTGCAATTTGCCCCCGAACTCTACCTTTAAAGAGTACCGATTAGTCGTGACTTATTTACGGTTTTTAGCATCTGCCTATTTCGAGCTTCACGTCCTATGATGTTAGTTGTAACATTGCATAGATTTGTATTACTTAGGCAGTCAGTTAATTGACCTCCGCTTTTTTTATCCTCGATATAATCAGGAAGGGAAGAGCTATGTAGAACACCCTGAAATAAGTTAAGCCCACAGGCAAAAAGAAAATCCAGATAGGAAAGCGTCAACCAACCTTGTCTGGATATCTTATGCCCGTAGGCAATATTGTTATTAAAATTTAAAGTCTCTTTCATCTTGACGCTTTTTAATGATACAAAGATAAAACACAATTAATTCATAAACAAATTTATTTTCAACTATTTTAGTTTCCATGCGTAACAAAGCTCTTTGAACTGCCCAGGTCGCTTAACATCAGTTCTCTCAAGATACCCCATTGAAGTAAGATCCGTCATTGCCCTGCGAGCTGAAACAATAAATATACCCGTACGCTCTGACAATTCCCAGGGAGTGAAGTTCTCGTATGAGTGAGCTTTGAAGTAGTCTAAGACGGCCTTATTTTGCCCTCCTATGCGTTTTTCTCTCGCCTTTAATTCATCGCCTTTTAGCGAAGTTGTGTTATAGAAGATTTCTAATTGTGTTTCCATTATTTCAAAAATGTTTTTATACGTCCTGTTAAAAAGAAATTATGAATATACTGAAATTGTTCCTTATTCACATAATCTTTACCTCCATGTGACCGCTCGTGACATTTACGACAAAGAGCAATGAGATTCTTAATATTATTTTTATCTCCTAACCTGCCGTTGATATGATGGATATCCACAGCCAAATTACCACATGCCTCACAGATTATCTCCTCTGCAACAACGTAATCGAAATATTTCATATAGACTTTTGTATGATTAAGCATTACATAAACGATATTAATTGCTTCTCAATTTCATCTTTTGTTGCTCCAATATCCTCAATAATCTTATCAAGAACTCTTGAATAAACCTCCTCAAACTGATCTTGTTCCATACTCGAAAAACTAATTGAATCAGGTTCAAAGAATGTCCCTTTAGGTGTCTGGTATGACTTAAAAAATCCGGCCTTCATAATTATGTATTTTCGATAAGTTTCAAAGGGCATATCAAGATGAGTATTCTCATGCCCGATATTTACGAGTGCAAAGAACTTGCGATGGAAACCAACATTACGAGGGTTTTTAATCTCTGCCTCGTAGTCTTCTCCGAGCTTCAGTTTACGTTTCTCATCATAATCCGAAGGGTACAAAGGCACGAGGCCAGAGATTGTATTTCGTAATAATAGTTTCATAAAAATGGGATATCACGATCATCAGGAACAGAACCATCATCAATATTCCCTGGAAGTTCGTTTGTATCACTCATGGCTTTCGTTGGTACTTTCCCTGTCTTTGGTACTAACTCATCTTCTTTCTTCCCTCCTGCAAAATGGAGTCTGTCACCATTGATCTCAGTAACGTAGATAGTCACTCCGTCTTTATTCTCGTAACTCCGGTAATTAATTTCACCTTCGATGATTACTGAATTGCCTTTCTTAACATACTTCTCAGCCAGCTCGGCCAGTTTGCCCCAGAGGACAATGTTATGCCATGATGTCTCAGTGATCTTCTCATTGTTCTTTGTATAGCTTTTATTTGTAGCCAATGAGAATTTTGCTACCTTATTACCACCCTCGAAAGTCTTGACTTCCGGGTCTTTACCAACATTGCCGAATAAGATACATTTATTCATCGTATGAGTATTTATGATAATTATTTAATAGTTCTTTTACCTGAGTGATAGCAATCCGCAATCGTTGTTCAAACACAGCAAATAATTCCGGCTCAGGATATATACGAATTAAGAAAGGTTTCATTCCTTCGCAGTAAGACATAAAATCACAGAACGGTAATCCAGTTATAAATAATTGCCCCTGTACCTGCTTATGATATTCCGTTGGTAATTTATTCCACATTATATATTCCATATGAGTACGCATCAGCGGGCATTTGATCTCAAGTAAGCCACCTTCTGGCATACCATCAGGACTAACTCCGATCCACTCCGCAAACTCATCATCTTCATCACGGGTAATAAATCCACAGGTCTTAACTTTATTGCCTGTAATTTCCTCATAAAAAGCTCTGGCAATAGGTTCCGTCTCGATACCTTTCTCCATAGTAGCATTAGAATACGTTTCTTCCGCTCTGTGAGTGATTATTTCGCACGCAATGTTTGTGAGTAGGTCTTTATATGTATCTGTGCTATCCTTCGCTACAAGTGCCTTAAAACGTGTTCCTGTAACACGTCCGCAACGGATCTCATGCCAAGCCTCCGAGCCTTGTTCCATGTTATGTATAATCATTGCTCAAGAGTTTTGTCCATTTCAACCATAAGATCAAAAAGTACCCAGGCGTAATCGGCAAGTTCTGTTACCTGAATCCTTCCGGCAACAGCCATATCTTTTGCATAACTGACAGCAAATCCAGAATAACGGGATTTTTCTTTATTAAGAGCCTTACCAAAGTTTGACTGACGGTTCTGTACGGGTGGTTTAATAACCAAATATTCTTTTACCGTTCCGTCTTTTGCAGTGTAGGTTTTTGTCTCCTCAGTAAATTCAGCCTCTTCGCCAGCAACAAACTTCTTTTGATCTTTTGACTTTGAGTTATAAACAGCAACCTGGTCGTCATACTTTATATGAAAAGTAAACATCGGGCCAAACCTGCTTTCAAACTCTTTTTTAAAGATTACTTCCTGAATGATTGCTTTCATGTCGTATGTGTTTTAATCACTTCTTCCTTATCGGCAGGGAATTGTCTTACCCCGTCAATAATACGGGTGAAGTGTTCATTTGCCTTTTCCAGATCAGAACACCAGGTTTCAGAGATAAGATTATCTCCATCGACA